AAGAAGCTCGCCAGATCGGTGCATGACAACATCAAATGAGAATCAATATCGATAAATGATTTCAAATGCAATCATTTGAGGTGAATGATATCGATTCTCACTACCGGGGCGGGTCAAAAGTTCAGGCACCTGCCTGCTAAGGACCGCCGCCTAACCTCTTTTCACATCGCCGCAGGTTAGAAACCTTTTTTATGGGTACCCCAAAAGTACCCTTTTACTGGAGTTTTCCCAATGTCCGGACCACCGAAAACCCCGTCACACCTGGTTTTGGTGAGGGGGAACCCATCCAAGCGCCCGATAAACCAGAATGAGCCTAAGCCGGAGAAAGGGATACCCAATACTCCGAAGCACCTCGACAAGATGGGTAAATACTGGTTCCAGCAAATAGCGCAGGAGCTGGACAATATCGGCGTACTGACGCAGCTTGATGCGAAAGCGCTGGAGCTGCTGATTGAAGCCTATACCGAATACCGTCGCCACTGCGAAACGCTCGACCGCGAAGGGTACACCTATGCGATTTACAGCGAAGACGAGCCAGATGAAGGGAAAGAGCGGGCAATAAAGTTTATCAAGGCGCATCCTGCAGCCGCGATGAAGGCCGATGCCTGGAAGCGAATTCGCGCCATGCTGTCAGAGTTCGGTATGACCCCTGCCTCGCGCAGCAAAGTTAACGCTGGCGGTCCTGATAAGGTAGATCCGCTGGAAGAATTCCTGAAAGCGAGGGACTGATGGCTAAAGTGGCAGACGGAATCCGCTATGCCGAGCGCGTGGTCGGCGGAGAAATTGTTGCGTGCAAATATGTGAAGCAGGCCTGCGCCCGTTTCCTTGATGACCTGCAGGAAGGGGAGAAGCGCAACATTTTCTTTAGCGAGAGTCGCGCGCAGCACATCCTGAATTTCTACAAGTTCGTGCCGCATGTTAAAGGCGACCTGGCCGGTAAGCCGATTGAGCTGATGGACTGGCACATCTTCATCCTGATTAATATTTTTGGCTTCGTTGTTCCGCTGGTAAACGAGCAAACCGGGGAGCAGGTGCTGAGCGACAAAGGCCGCCCGGTAATGGTAAGGCGTTTCCGTACGGCTTATAACGAGGTGGCGCGTAAGAACGCCAAATCAACGCTCTCATCTGGCATCGGACTGTATATGGCCGGCGCTGATGGTGAAGGCGGCGCTGAGGTTTACTCAGCTGCAACGACCCGCGACCAGGCCCGCATCGTATTCAACGACGCAGTAAACATGATTAAGCAGTCACGCGCCGCGCTGGGCAGGCTGTTTGACTACAATAAGCTCGCGATCTTCCAGGAGCGCACGGCCTCCAAGTTTGAGCCGCTTTCCAGCGACGCCAACAACCTGGATGGCCTGAATATCCACTGCGCGATCGTGGATGAGCTGCACGCGCACCGCACCCGTGACGTGTGGGATGTTCTGGAGACCGCGACCGGCGCCCGTTCGCAATCCCTGCTGTTCGCCATTACCACGGCAGGCTTTAACCGTGAAGGTATCTGCTATGAGCTGCGTGATTACGCAGTAAAGGTGCTGAGTGGCGTGGTAGAGGATGACACTTTTTTTGGAATTATCTTCACGCTCGATGAGGGAGACGAGCCGTTCGACGAAAAGGTGTGGCAGAAAGCCAATCCGGGGCTGGGTATATGTAAGCGCTGGGATGACCTTCGCCGCCTGGCGAAAAAGGCGCAGGAGCAGGTCTCAGCCCGCAATAACTTCTTTACCAAGCACCTGAATATCTGGGTAAGTGCCGAATCGGCCTGGATGGATATGATGAAGTGGGAGTCCTGTGAGCCTCTGGCGCCAGTTCATGAGCTGAAAACCTATCCAATGTGGGCAGGTGTTGACCTGGCGAACAAAATCGATATCTGTGCGGCGGTAAAAGTCTGGCGTGCGCCCGCCGGCCATGTACATGCGGATTTTAAATTCTGGCTGCCGGAAGGTCGCCTGGAGCGCTGCTCACGGCAGATGGCTGAGTTGTACCAGAAATGGAGTGACAGCGGACACCTGACGCTGACCGATGGCGACGTGGTGGATCACGCTGTTATCAAAGAAGACCTTCTGGCGTGGATTGCTGGTGAAAACCTGCGTGAAATTGGATTCGACCCATGGGGCGCGACGCAATTCAGCCTTTCTCTGGCAGAAGAGGGCGTGCCGATGGTGGAGGTGGCGCAGACGGTCCGTAACCTGTCAGAAGCGATGAAGGAAACTGAGGCACTGGCTTACGCCGGGCGCCTGCATCATAACAATCACCCGGTAATGACCTGGATGATGAGCAACGTCACCGCAAGGGTGGATAAAAACGACAACATCTTCCCCAACAAATCGACGCCGGAGGCGAAGATAGACGGCCCGGTTGCCATGTTTACCGGACTCAGTCGTCTAATCCTCAACGGCGGAGAAGAGCCGCAGGATTTAAGCGGCTTCTTTGATAATCCGATAATGGTAGGTTTCTGATGAAAGAGAACAAACAGCCCGGCAGGGTCAAAAGCGCGCTGCTGAACTGGCTGGGCGTGCCGATCGGACTGACGACGGGAACCTTCTGGCAGGAATGGATGGGCATGAGCAGTAGTGGAAAGGTGGTGTCGGCTGATAAAGCGATCCACCTTTCTGCCGTCTGGGCCTGTGTCAGGCTGCTGAGTGAGTCTGTATCCACGCTGCCGCTAAAGATTTACGCACGGCAGCCGGACGGATCACGCAAGCCCGCCACTGACCATCCGGCATACCAGGTTCTTTGTCGCCGGCCAAACCTCGAAATGACACCATCCCGTTTCATGCTGATGCTGGTCGCCAGTATCTGCCTGCGCGGTAATGCCTTTGTCGAAAAGAAGATGATCGGTAATCGCCTGGTGGCACTGGTTCCGCTGTTGCCTCAGAACATGGTGGTTAAGCGACTGGATAACGGCAGCCTGGAATACACCTATACCGAAGTGGCAACGCAACGCGTTATCCCGGTAAAAAACATTATGCATATTCGCGGGTTTGGCCTGGATGGCATCTGCGGCATGATGCCGATGATGGCCGGGCGCGATGTGATCGGTTCGGCTATGGCGGTCGAAGAATCGGCAGCGAAGATATTTGAGAATGGGCTGCAAAGCTCGGGCTTTTTATCAGCAGAGGCAGCGCTGGATGCAGACCAGCGTGAACGGTTGCGTGGTTATATGCAGGCATTCACTGGCTCACGCAATGCTGGACGGATTATGGTCCTGGAAGGCGGTCTGAAATATCAGAACGTCACCATGAACCCCGAAGCGGCTCAGATGCTGGAGTCCCGCGCGTTCAGCATTGAGGAAATCTGCCGCTGGTTTCGCGTGCCGCCGTTTATGGTTGGCCATGCTGATAAACAGAGTAGCTGGGCGTCGAGCGTTGAGGGAATGAACCTGCAGTTCCTGACAAACACGCTGCGTCCGTTGCTGGTAAACATCGAGCAGGAGATTTCCCGCTGCCTGCTGGATGGTGATGATGACCTGTTTGCTGAATTCTCCGTTGAAGGGTTGCTTCGTGCTGACAGTGCCGGACGGGCCGCTTACTACACCACGGCGCTTCAGAACGGCTGGATGTCCCGCAATGATGTCCGGCGTCTGGAGAACATGCCGCCGATTGAAGGCGGTGAGCTTTATACCGTTCAGCTGAACCTGACGCCGCTGGAAGATTTGAAGCAGAACAGCAAGGCAGCACAGGCCGCACAGATGCGTAAGCTGCACAGCTACCTTTTCCCTGACGTACCTTTCGAGCAATCCCCGCTGAAACAGGCGGCTTAGGAGCTATCCCCATGACGATTAAAAGCCTTCCGGAAGCACCGGCGGGGCGGCCTTCTGCACTCTCAAAACGGGATTTGCCGTCCGCCACCATGGAGCGCTGGAACGGCGGCATCAAAGCCGCAAACACTGATGAAAACAGCATCTCCATTTTTGACGTTATCGGTGCCGATTACTGGGGTGAAGGCGTAACGGCCAGTCGTATCGCCGGTGCGCTCCGCTCAATGAATGGCGCTGACGTGACGGTGAATATCAACTCGCCGGGCGGCGACATGTTTGAAGGCCTGGCCATCTACAACCTTTTGCGCGAGTACAAAGGCAAAGTCACCGTGAAGGTGCTGGGGCTGGCAGCATCTGCTGCCTCCATCATTGCCATGGCCGGAGACGACGTGCAAATCGGACGTGGTGCCTTCCTGATGATTCATAACTGTTGGGTTTATGCGATGGGCAACCGTCACGATCTGGCGCAGGTCGCAGCGGATATGGAGCCTTTCGATAAGGCGATGGGCGATATCTACGCAGCGCGCACGGGCCTCAGCTTAGAGGAAGTGGCTGCAATGATGGACGGCGAAACCTATATCGGCGGCAGCGATGCGGTGGATAAAGGCTTTGCCGATCGCCTGCTGTCCGCTGATGAAATCTCCGACGACGACGACAGCCCGGCCGCCGCGCTGCGCAAGCTTGACGCGCTGCTGGCAAAAACCGATACGCCGCGCTCAGAGCGTCGAAAACTTCTCAAAGCTTTAACCGGCAGCAAGCCAGGCGCTGCTGCCGATCATGATGGTACGCCGGGCGCTACCGAAGAAATCAACCCTGAAAATATTGCACAACTTGAAAACGCCCTGGCGGCGTTCGGCAAATAAGGAAAAACCATGTCTGAAGTTAACGATTTACTGAAAAAAGTCTCCGCTAAGCTGGAAGAAGTGTCCGGCACCTTCAGCCAGAAGGCCGAGGATGCGCTGAAAGAGGCTAAAAACTCCGGCCAGCTGTCTGCGCAGACCAAAGAAGCGGTGGATAAAATCGCTACCGAATTCAACGCTCTGACTGAAGCCAATAAGTCTCTGAAAGCGTCTCTGGGCGAACTGGAGCAGCACGTTGCCAGCATGCCGCTGAACAACGCTAAAAAGGTGATCGAGACCGTTGGCCAGACCGTTATCAGCAGTGAAGCGCTGAAAGCGTTCGCGGCAAGCGTTGAAGGCGGGAAGCGCGTCAGCGTTCCGGTGAATGCTGCGCTGATCTCCACTGACGTGGCAACCGGCGTGGTTGAGCCGCAGCGCCTGCCGGGTATTGATACCGCGCCGAAGCAGCGTCTCTTCATCCGGGATCTGATTGCCCCGGGCCGCACCTCTGCACCGGCCATCTTCTGGGTGCAGCAGACTGGCTTTACCAATGCGGCGAAGGTTGTGCCTGAAGGCACCGCCAAACCGTACAGCGATATCCAGTTCGCCACGCAGATCACTCCGGTGACCACCATCGCGCACATGTTCAAGGCGTCCAAACAGATCCTGGATGATTTTGCGCAGCTGCAGTCCACTATCGACGCTGAAATGCGTTACGGCCTGAAATATGTCGAAGAGCAGGAGATTCTCTTCGGTGATGGTACCGGCGCGCACCTGAAAGGCATCGTCCCTCAGGCATCTGCTTATGACGCTGCCTTTACCGTTGAGCAGCAGAACGGCATCGATGATCTCCGCCTCGCAATGCTGCAGGCGCAGCTGGCGCGCTTCCCTGCTTCCGGCCACGTCCTGCACTTCATCGACTGGGCGAAGATTGAGCTCACCAAAGACACGCTGGGTCGCTACATTCTGGCGAACCCGGCGGCGCTGACTGGTCCTACCCTGTGGGGCCTGCCGGTTGTGGCTACTGAAGCAGCAGCATTCCAGGGCAAGTTCCTGACTGGTGCGTTTAACGCAGCGGCGCAACTGTTCGATCGTGAAGATGCCAACGTGGTTATCTCCACCGAGAACGCCGACGACTTCGAGAAAAACATGATCTCGATTCGTTGCGAAGAGCGTCTGGCGCTGGCCGTGAAACGGCCGGAAGCGTTCATCTACGGATCCTTCACTGCGCCTGCTGCTGGTGGCGGTGCGTAAACCTTAATGGCGGCCTGCGGGCCGCTTTTCTTTTTCCTTAAAGGAGACAGCCATGAAGCTGATCGCTATCAAGCCCATCTACTTTGAAGGCAACGTGCTTACCGAAGGCACCGAGTTCGAGACGCTGGAGCAGCACGGCCGCGAGCTTGTAAACCGCGGTTACGCCGAAGAGCCCGGCGCCAGGAAGCCGGATCCGGAAAAAGACCCTGAGCCGAAAGGCAAGGGTAAAGGCAAGTAAGGGGCGCGTATGCTGACCAAAGAGCAGGTTAAGCGCCACTGCAACATTGAGCAGGATTTCACGGAAGACGATATCTGGATCGCTACCAGTATTAAGGCTGCGGCGCGGTACGTCGAAACGTGGACCCGCCGCCGGCTTTATGACACTGCCGATGATCCTGACTATCTTGCTGACCCAGATCGGTTGCTTTATGGCGAAGATATCGAAATGGCTATGCTGCTGCTTATCGGTCACTGGTACGCAAACCGTGAAGCTGTAAACGTAGGTAACGTAACTTCTGCGCTTGCGTTCTCCACCGAAGCGCTTCTTCAACCCTACCGGATATATGGCGTATGAGAGCGGGGCGACTGCGACACAGGGTTACGTTACAAAAGCCAGCATCAGGGCGCCTGCCTTCGGGGCAGCCTGCCACTGGCTGGGTGGATGTAACTTCAGTCCGCGCTGAGGTGGCGGACGTCTCCGGGCGGGAGATGATAGATGGCGGATCCGAGATAAGCAGCACCACTACCCGGATTTGGATGCGGCGCTATCCGTCCATTCCCGTATCTGCTGGCTGGAGGGTCGTTCACCTGCCGCCAACCGGTAACGGCGAGATATACGACATCAAATCGGCTATCTCTGCCGAGAACGGCACCAGGCTCGAATTGCTTTGCGAGAAGGGGGTGAAACAGTGATTTCAACGAGTCTTGATTTCTCCGGCCTGGCAGATATCGCGAAGGATCTGGAGACGCTCAGCAGGGCTGAAAATAATAAGGTCCTGCGCGATGCCACGCGTGCTGGTGCAGAAGTTCTGCGACAGGAGGTAGAAGATCGTGCGCCCGTCCTCACCGGTAAGCTGAAAAAAAACGTGGTAGTGGTAACCCAGAAAGGTCGCCGGCGCGGCGAAATCGCTTCCGGCGTGCATATCCGGGGCATTAACCCGGACACCGGCAACAGCGACAACAAAATGAAGGCCAGCAATCCGCGCAACGCTTTTTACTGGCGCTTCGTTGAGATCGGTACATCGAATATGCCAGCGCACCCCTTCGTTCGCCCGGCATTCGATACCCGGCAGGAAGAAGCTACGCAGGCAGCGCTTGCCCGCATGAATCAGGCCATTGATGAGGTGCTGGCGAAATGACAGAGGCTGACATCTATCAGCGGCTCAGTGCGCTGGCAGGCGGAAATGTTTTTCCGTATGTTGCGCCGCTGGGTACCACGGCACCGTGGGTGATTTATCTGCTCCCGGGCTCAGTCAGCGAGGATGTTTTCTGCGGACCGGCAGAAACGGCAAGCACGGTTCAGGTTGATGCCTGGGCCTCGTCGATTGATGACGCCCGGGCGCTGCGTGTTCAGGTTAAATCTGCTCTGGCCGATCTGCATCCTGTCGGACTGAACGAGATCAACGGCTACGAGCCGGACACCGGACTTTACCGGGCCACGCTTGAATTTCAGATCTGGCAATAAAGCCACCCTTCATATTAACTCTGCCGCCTCCGGGCGGCTTTTTTATATCCGGAGATCACTATGTCCTCGAATTATGAAAAATCT